GTGTGATTCCATAAGAGAGAGAGAAAGAGAGTAAAAAAGACTAAAAATAGAAAGAGAGAAAAAAAACTTTGAATCACCTCTGTATGACAAATTGAACATCATAATGATACCATTTATCATCATGGACTTCTATCCAATTCAATGCTGTGCCCGAACATTTAATCCAGTTCGGCACCTAGACAATAAAGGAAACTTAATTATGATGCGCCCAGATATCTATAATCTATACGGTGCTCAATGCCCATTTATAGCTACACCGAATACATTTGTTTGTCCCGAACATCTAAATGGTCTGCCTGTTGGTATCTGGAATGGTGTATATACCGGTTCACTAAAGTATCACATGGAAAAGGTTCCCTATGAACGACTACAGCGGTTTACACCATTCTAACATATTTATTTCTATCCGCTACTTTGGCTCAAATTGAATCCGTTCCGGATTCTAACAAAAAAACGTCAATGTCTCGCGTTCTCGATCCTACCACCAACCCTCGCATTCGTCTCGGCTTATGTTGCCTCAATACCACTCTTCGTGCCCAAAAGCCGAGTGTGTTTGCGTCTCGCGGCATTACCTTGAAGAAGGCGGTCGAATTGGATATGTCTGAAATCCAAGCTCGCGCTCTACAAAACCTAGACGACTTATTTACCATGATTGAATGGAACGAGAAACATCATATCAAACTGTTTCGTTTCTCGAGCGAGATCTTTCCCCATCTTTCCAATCCTATTCTTGGCGAGCTGCTAGGCACAGAGGTTCCCTACAATTTGGAATTTGCTCGCCCCAAACTACAGGAACTTGGTGCCCTTGCCAAGAAATACGGTCATCGCATCACCTTTCATCCCGGTCAGTTTAATCAACTCGGTGCTGAAAGTGAGGACACTCTCAAAAAAACAATCACGGATTTAACCGCCCATGCTACCATTCTAGACATGATGGATGCTCCTCCAGACTCCATTCTAGTTTTGCATGGTGGTGGCATGTATTGCAAAAAAGGAGAGGATCTGAAAGCTGCCAAAAAGAAGACACTCGAACGCTGGGTTCGAAATTATCATGCCTTACCTGAAATGGTTCGCAAACGAGTCGTTCTCGAAAACTGCGAAAAGTGCTACTCGGTTGACGACCTCTTGCCCATCTGTCTCGAACACAATATTCCACTTGTGTTCGATACACATCATTACAGCTGCTACAATCTTCTCCATCCTGATGACATACAACAACCCCTTACCGATGACTTCTTCCGAAATGTTTGTAAAACCTGGGGTAAAAAACGAGTCAAGATGCATATATCCGAACAGGGTTCGGGTCGAATTGGTCACCATAGTGACTATATTAGTGCCCTGCCAGACTACTTGTTGCATTGGTCTACCATTCAACCATTTGACCTCATGATTGAAGCAAAACAAAAAGAACTAGCTGTGTTTGATCTTTATAAGAAATACCCACAATTTGTTCCTAAAAAAAGGACAATGGTTCTCAAGAAGTAACTAATTCAATCGATGGCTGTAATCTTTCTTTGATTTCTTTATGAAAATAAAATAAAACACACCCTATCATCATGACCGTATAAAAAATATACAAATAGCTTGGATTTGATTCATTAAATAAGATAATACCAGTTACTAATGTAAGAATACGCCTTACAATATCTAAAAAATTGGTATAAATGGATCCATTTTCTACTTGTTCTACTAGTAGCTTTTTTAACATATAAAAAATGGATTCAGAAACCATCACAAAGACGATTAATAAAAATAATCCAATAGAACGTTTTTCACTAAACTCTTCATAGAGACTATTATCAAACAGACTGTAAAAAAAATAAGTACTAATATGGAAAAAAGATGAAATGCACTTAACATGAATAATATTACCATTCTGTTTGTTTAATTCCATGATTGTCCCAATCAATGAATATAATAATGAATACACAAAAACCATGATAGAATAAAAAAGCTCTTCCATACCTCCCATATAAAAGACAACTCCACATGATATTCCAATAATCATTGTGCCGATTTGTTGATATCCATTAAATGTTTTATCTAATAATAAATACGAAAGTACAACATTTATTAGGAATGATACGTTCCTTAGACTTAAATATTGTGCTATATTTACTCCACTAATGCCAACAGAGACGCATATCAATTGTACATAATCTAAAAATCCAATCAAAAAATCAACTCTATGTAAAATAGTTTTTTGATATAAAAAATAACATAATAAAAATGGAAATAAATGTCCATATAATATTGTTGCAAATAAGACATGTTTGATTCCATAGTAGTAACTGATCCCTTTCAAACCTAACACATTAAATATTAGATTTGCAACATATGCTATACTAAGTAGGAACATTGCAAGTATACATAACTCTACGTTAAACATTTAAACTTATTTTCTATCAAACGCATAATGGATATCTCTGATTTTAGTTTCTCTCAAGAGGAGCCCTTCTCTTATTTAGAAGAACCCACTCAGCCCTACCAGCTTTCTAATATATCTACTATCCATTTCGACGAATTTGATGTCAAAACCTTTATGTATGCGAAAGATAAATTATCTTATTTAACAAACTACATTTATCCCTTTTGGAGACAACAATTCATTTCTAGTCTTATTAAAGAAAGTAAAGACACATTTAACCCATATTCTAGTTGGTCTAATACCGATTTAGCTCGTCATAATATGGGCATGAAGGATAATACATTTTGTTTTGAATTAGTGGTGTGTGATGTACCAATTGGTTTTGCCTCCTTATTACTATTAGACCAGTTTGATAGAACGGATCGTATGTCTCCTTTTTCAGATGAGATTTATGCAGATGCCCTTGTATTTTATAATTTTGTGGTTGAAAAAGGGTTTCGTGGAGAAGGATATGGACGAAAGTTATTAGACATCGTAATTGAATATACAAAAATGGAATTATCGGGATACAAATACATGGTGTTGTATGTCGATAAAGATAACGAACGGGCAAAGGGGCTTTATGAAAAGAAAGGTTTTGTACTCGTAGGAGACAATGGGATGGATAAAAATCAAGATTTATATCGCCTTTCTTTACTATAAATTTTATTCTTCGCCTGAACACTCTTTACAAGTTGTGTTTTCTTTACATTCATCGCATAGCCACTGATTGCATTTATGGCAAGGCCAACCATGTTCTCCTCGATTGACCTCTACGTCACAACCATTGCATGTACCGTAACATCCACATTTGATATGGTGGTCATTTTTACATTCTTTACACATCTCCATACTACAGTCACAGCAGACGGATTTGATACACTTACGACATCCTTCAGTTTGACAGTGATCACAAGTAGTAAACTTTTCCGATGTTACATTGCATAGTTCGCAGTTCGACATGATTCATATAATTAGTAATTTGTCCTAAATGTCAATTTTATGTAAATGTGGGTGGTTTCAGCAGTTGATCTATGGTCCGTCTAGCTTCCTCCAATGCGGCTGTATCATGGTTATCATACTCTTCCTGAAAGACCTGATTGGGCTCATCCATTTCTTCGTAGCAAAAACTGAGACGAGGAGACTCGTAAGTAATTGTCCATTTTGTAGAATAGGATACATTTTCCATGATCTCTTTTACACTCTTCCAAGAAAAATCATATTGTCCGCGTAGATTCCATGCCATACACCGGGTATAGAGCGGAGGAAAATTAGCTTCCGTTGTTAATACTATACTGATATAGGGATTATCATTCTTTTCTGTTTCTAGTTTAAGACGAGAGTAATATTGGATATTATCCAAATACTGTTCAGTATCAAGTGACATGATTGGAGTGTCTTCGTGGAAGTAATCAGTGTAAGATCCATGTTGCAGGACCGTTGAATAGCGCTGTGCTTCCTTTTGTAATGTATTATGTATGGTATCTAACACGGCATAATGGGTTTCTTCCAAAATAGCAAGATGATTTTTACTCATTTTTTATAATCCATAAACTACTATTTATATCAATTTAGGTTACTCAAAATTATTTATGTACTATATTAGATGTCTAACCCATCATATAATTCTCTTTCACAACAATCAATGAATATAGAGAATGTGGTGAAGATAGTAGATCATAGTGTTTATGGTAATTTGGTTTCTGGTATTATGTATGTCATTTTTACATTATTATTTATTTTTACATTAAAACATCCTAACTCTAACAAAACGCGTATGACCATTATTTATCAAATCACATATTTCTTTTTGGCAGCTATGTTTTTAGTCTTTACAGTTGAACATAAGTTCAAATATAATTTTGATGGTTCTCCGGTTACATTAAAAATGTTATTATTATTTGGGTGTTTTTTTTTATTATATTTAAGTACTGGTCTATCTTGGACAAAAACATATTACGAAGATAAAGGTGCATCTGGTCAGGAAACAGCTAAAAATATACAATATACAAATGGCATATTTACAATATTAATTGGATTATTATTTGCAATTCCAGCTTTAACATCTAACTGGATAGACGAAACACCTTGGTTTATATTTGGTATAGGTTATGCGTTACTTGGTTGTACGGAATTATACTTTTCTGCAAATCCTAAAGCAAACCGGTATTTATATCTTATTCCATTCTTAGTATTAAATATATCATTCATAGCATTTGTCCTTAAAATTGCCCTCCATTATAATAATCTTATTACTGCATTACGTGATTCTGTTATGGCACTCATTTGTGGTCAAATTATTACGGTTCTCTTGAAAGAAATTGTATCAAAAGAAAACGAAAGAAAAATTATTAACTGGATGCATTTTTTTATTTTATTCACTTTTTCAATAGTACATATTACCATTTTTAGATTGAATCCGGATCGTTTTAAATAGAAATAAAGATATAAAGAAACCAGTATTAATAGTACCAATCATGTTAGAAATCGATTTCCACCAATTTGATCATAATTTCTGTGAATCTACTATTTATTCATCCGGTAGACACCCAGAATATCTTAATGCAGCATCCAGTTTATTTATTACTTTCATCGGATTAAATGCGATGCGTAAGCCTCACTTATCCATCTTTTTATCTATGATGTATTCTTGTTTTGCTGTCAATGGTGTGCTCTCCCTACTATACCACTACTACAACTCTATTGGTTATGGTTTATTAGATAGAATGTCGATGGTTCTATTAGGTTGGACAACGAGTTATATCTGTTTTAATACAATTAAAAAGGCAAAATCAGTTGAACTATCTTCTTGTGGCAATGTCCTTGTTCACTTATCTATTGTAGCTTATTATAGTTTCTTATTAACCATTGCTGGGTTACATAAAGAGGAAACTTTTAATCTATTATTCAGTCTTTTTTTAGTAAGCGTTGCAATATATGTATATATGGTACGCCATATTGATAAAAAGATTATTTCAATTGGTTGGAAGGGGGTACGATACCTTATTCTAAGTGGTGTCTTTTGGATCGCTACGGAAGGATTATGTCCTCATGTATTTTTTATTAAATATCTATTTGGACATGTGTGGTGGCATGTATTTGTTAGTTATGGTGGTTACTTGGTGAGCATTGTACCTCATGCTATTATACTATCAAATATTAAGCATATAGAAGAAACAGTTGAAATTCGTTATGATGGGTTTGGTTTACCTTACCTAGATTATACTCATGTTGTGTAAGACATTATATTTTTTGATAAGTAAAAGAAACGGAACGACCTTCTTTTATCCATTTCTTTTTAATTTCCCTATTTTTCAAGTAGTTAATACCCTGGTCAATGGCAATGGCTGGAGAGACTTTTATAAATAGTGGAGTTCCTTCCCATATTTCTTTTGGGATTTCTGTAGTTGTCTCATCTAAGGTGATAGATAAAACGTGATCACTTGAATAATACTGATTCTGGAAAAAGTTACCCACACATTTTTCTGCATCAATATCAACTGATTGATACAGCCAAGCATGATAATATATTTCTTCCCAAAAACCATACGATAAAATAGATGGAGCTAATGCCCATATATAATTATTGATAATTCCTGACAAATTAATATGTGTCTTCTGTCCGGAATATTGTAACAATCCATTGAATGTTAGGATGGTATCTAATTCCCAATCATCCTCTAACCAAACTACTTTTAGTTCATTTTTATTTATATTATTATTTTCTACATATGTCTTCATACAACTTGATATATTCTTACATGCACCTAATAAAGTATTATGTTGTTGTGGCAAAATAATTAATTGGTGTATATCACCTAATAATATCTGGAAATTTTGTTTTGTAGCTTCATATGTTTCTTGTAAATATGAAATTGTATCTATATTTACGATCCAAACTAGTTTTTTACCACTCTCTAGTAACCATTTTTTCCACTTTGGAAAAATTGTATTATGTAAATCCGGTTGATTGATTGCTGTTGTTCCTATCATAATAGTATCCATTGTTTACTATATACTATTATTTTTTATAAAGTTAAATTGACGCTAAAACCCTTCTTCTTCAAAACTTACTAGAGAGAATGTCTATCGCAGAATCGTTTGATAAACCGTTTGGAAAAGATGAGTTTGTCATAGAGCTATATTATCTTTTTCACAAACATCTTTTACAACAAGATGTTCGTGATTTTGACGAAATCTTAGCCATTTATCAAAAAGCTTCTACCTGTCTCCTTTCTAAACACAAAACCAAGAAAATATTCGCTTCTACTCCCCGTAAACAAGATTATTACACTATCTACGAAGACTTGATCGTTCGCAAGATTTTACCAAATAACTATATTTTTGAAACCATTCTTACTTCTAAGCTTGTTCGTAGTAGCAGCGGTGTACTGCCAATTAGCATTGCACTCGATGGACGGGTGGGTAGTTGTGATGATGACTGTTCCATGTGTCCTAATGAGTGTGTGGCAAATGGTGCCGAACAAGATATGGCTCGTAGCTACCTTAGTAGCGAAGGCACTTTTATTCGTGGAAAAATTCAAGATTTCTCTATTGTAGAACAAACTTGGCGACGTCTCGCAGAATTGGAAGTGATGGGTCATTCACCGGATAAGCTTGAGTTTATCTTATTGGGCGGAACATTTGAATGCTATCCGAAAGAATATCGTATTCAAACCGCCCTGGATCTATTTTATGCTTGCAATACCTATCGCTGGGTTTCATTGCGATTTGAGGGAGAACATCGTGCCCTTCTACAAGAGTGGTTTGCGAGTAATCCATTCGCCACGGCTTCACCACTATCTAAGAAGTTAACGGATGTTCTTTACTCTATTCGCCCTCGAATCGTGGTTGACTTTAAAGTTTATAGTATGAAACAGATTGATGCGCTGTTGGTTGCAGAACAACTAGTCAATACAAAGTCTCCTTGTTGTCGTGCAATTGGCATAGTTCTCGAGACACGTCCGGATAGAGTAAATCGTTATAGCTTGACGGATTTGCGCAAACTAGGTTGCACTCGTGTTCAAATTGGTATCCAGACTGATAATGATGAAGTTTTGGCATTGAATAATCGTGGACATGGAGTAGACAAAAGCATCAAAGCCAACCGAGAGATCCGAGACAACGGATTCAAGATTGATGGTCATATTATGCCAGATCTACCTGGAACAACCCTTGAAATCGATTATAAAATGGTAGAACATGTGTTTGGTGGAGATGATCTACAACTAGATTATTGCAAGCTCTACCCTTGTCTAGATTTGCCGTTTACCCAGATTCGAAAATGGAAAGAGTCTGGGAAATGGGTTCCTATTGCCGAAAATCGATTTCCAGAGTTTCTGGATTTTATGGCATATACCATGTCGATTGTTCCGCCCTGGACTCGAATCAACCGTGTTCAACGAGACTTTCCAGAAGCATGTCCAGCTAACCGAGAACTCGGTTTTGTAAGTGATCACATCAAAACCAATCTACAACAAATGGTCACCCAACATATGGAGAAAAAGGGACTAAAATGCTATGACATTCGTTCAAGGGAGGTTCGTAATGCTATTATTGATACGCAGCTCTATCGTGCCCAGCTTTACATTCGTGTGTACCGAGCGAATGGTGGAACTGAATTCTTTCTTTCCGTAGAAATCCCCTCTAAAGAAAACTCAGATTTTGATGATACTAGTCTATTGGGTCTCTGTCGTCTTCGTATTCCGGATTTTGAGTTTACGGATAAGGAGCACTTTCCATTCCATTATCTTCCAGTGTATCGAAATAAGAAGGAGCGTATTGCTCGTATTCGTGAGCTCCATGTGTATGGAAACATTGCATCATTGACTCGCGAAGGCAACTCCCAACATCGTGGAATTGGTACGTTTCTTATGCGAGTCGCAGAATCCATTTCTAGTCAATATGGTTGCACCATGGTATCCGTCATTAGTGGCGTAGGTGTTCGTGACTATTATGAGCACATGGGTTATCACTTGGATACACATGAAGATGCATACATGGTGAAATCACTCGTTCCAAACGGGTCATCCGAACTCAAGCTTTTTGGAAAGACCTATTCTTCAGAAATTATCCATAAGGTTGTTCGTACTAGCATTATTTCACAAAAGTATATCCAAAAGAGTGGAATTAGACCAGGTCGTGGGTATGTCTATAAGAACATTCAATATGGTGAGGCAGAGGGATTTGCATTTTCAGGGATGGATCCACAGAAGATAAATTCACTCTTGATCCTAATGTGGTTCCTTCCGATCCTATTCGCTCTAGTGTTATATGGATTCGTACAAACCAAATAATCAAAATATATATATTTATTAGAACCATGTTTCGTTCCCTTGCTTTGTTTCGTTCTAATGCAAGTACAGTTATCTCTGCCAATAAAGACAAAGTAGCCAATTTCCTTAAAAACAATAAATTTGTTCAACACCCTAATCCTCTTTCTCTTCAGAATATCTATGGAATTCACCGAGATGATGTGGATTTAACAGTTTCTTATCTTGAACACAATGGTCAACAAACTGTGTGGAGATTACTTAATGGTCATTCTGCACCTAGAATGGCATATTTCGTAAATCAAGAAGGAAGTGTACGTCTATTTGATTTTACCACTCCAGAAGAGTTTCGACGTTTTGTTAGATTAGAAGCAGAAAATAAATAAGAAATTAGAAATATACTATAAAATAACGAAGTTTATAGTATATTTAATGCATACACGGTTAGTACAACAACAAATTAACGATCTTTCTCATATCATCAAAGAAAAACATAAGCATCTACATTTTGATCATCTTCCTGAAATTATCCATGAAATGGGTCATGTCTTACATTACGATAAACGAGTAAATAATGTTTATAATAAAACTGAAGTAATTAATGGTTCTCTTCACCAGGTTTTTGTTCAGAATCAGTCCGATCATAACGTTATATCTGAACATAAGAAAGGTATCAAAACTGCATACGATACTATTAATAGAACGCTAGAACATTTTAGTCAATTAGAAAGACTGAAGAAAAAGAAAAGAGAATCCAACTGTTTTCCTAAATGTTTTTAGGAGAAGTCATAGGAGACAAGCAAAACAGGTCATCCGCCTCCAATCGTAGTGATTTGCGGCGACTAAGAATATGCAGGTAGTGATAAAGTAATTGTTCTGGAGTCATACATTCGGATTCAAGCAGAAAAGTTCCCAGTTCTTTTAAGGATAAAGTAGCCAATTTTGCATGCCTTGAAAAAGCATATTTACTAAAATATCGAATACCATAGTCTACTGTTCCAACTTGATCTATTCGACGCTCAAACGTATCTATCGACAGACACATGGCAACTCCTCGGTGATGAAACTGTTTCAATTGATCTTGGTCTGCTACGACTAGACTATCTTCTGTCACCCAACTTTCTTTCATATCATCATATTCTTCTTTATCCCATAATCGTTTTTTACTAGTTGGGCACATAGATAACGCATATTCTATCAGTTTATCTAGATCATCTGGTTTAGAGGAAACTATCACAAGGTGATAATGAGGGATACGAGGGTTTTTAAAAATCACTGCACAGGGCATGGTTATCACTAACTAGTGAGTTTTATTTATATCATCTATATATATAAAACATGGATTGGGAGTCAATTCAGGAAATGGTAAGATCCCTTTATAGAAAATATCATTCAAAAGAAGGGTCTTTTTCTGCAAAACAGAGATTAGATGGTATCATGAACGGAATGGATGAACTTATCCACATTGTATCGGCAGACAGGGAAGGAGCAGAATCATATGTTGCAAGAAGGATGGAACAAAATAAAAAATTAAGTGTTATTCAAGAGGATACACAAGAAAAAGTATCCAAATTTCTAGGGATAGAAGCTATACCAGCAAGTAGTTTCTCGGCGGGAACCAATCTCATTGGGGAATCCGATCTTGATTTCAATGTTCCCGTTATGAACCGAGAGGAAGAAACAATGATTCGTTTATCCAATCTTTGTGGAAAGAATGGTTTTGATTTTGTAGAATTCCGTAGTAAAGGCAGAGCCGGACAACATGCAGTATTCCAGAAATGGATTGATGGCGTAGAGATTGAAGTTAAATTACAGTTTGATGGAGAATACTACCGCCGCTTGTTTATTCCCCTACATCACTATCTAGATCATGTGATGTCGGATCGAGACAGAATAATGATTACATGGATGAAATATAATCTAAAAAAACTTTCAAAAGATGGGTATACAACCTTCAAGGCTCTCTATTATGAATATGCATTAGCAAAATCTGGTGGAACGGAATTATTATATCCATTACATTAATATGGATAAACAAAAAAAGTATATCTATGATCCAGTGAAGGAGGCAAATAAACAATGTCATTTATTAGATTTTTTCAAGATCTTACCACAACTGCGGAAAGACATTCGTAGCCATTTAGACAAATTTCAATACACTAGAGAAGATATTATTTATCTTATCTTAGCCATCATGGATATGTGTCATTTTCGTGTCGGTCATACAAAATACAAAAATTCTACTGGTATCTCCACTTTAAAACGTGGTCAAATTAACTCTTGTCCAAGTTCTACTAGTTGTTCTAGTATTGTTTTTCGTGGAAAAAGACAAGTGTTGAATCATTGTAAAATTCTTAGTGAAAAAATCAATCAGATGTTAATTAAATTAGGGGAATACAAAGATGATAACGACTTTCTATTTACTTATGTAGATCAAAATAGTAGTCATCAACGTGTGAATGCAGATGAAATTAATGATCTGTTGGGTCGATATGGTGGGATCACAAGTAAAATCTTTCGTACATGGAAAGCTAACTATTACTTTATTAAGCAGATTAAATCATTACCTATTCCTAATACCAATTCTGAAATAAAAAAAAATATATCTTCTGCTGTTACCTCTGTTGCCGAAAAGCTCTATCATACGAAAGCTATTTGTCGAAGAAGCTACATAGACTCTCGTATTGTAAGACAATATCAAGATTCACCAGAATCCTTTTTGACTAGGTTAGCTGCCTCTAGTGCTAACACTAATCCATTTCTCTTACCTGGAGAAGAAGATATTGTACGTATATTAGAGCCCTTGTGCTAAAATAAGTATTATGTTGGCTATAAAAATATAAAATGATAGAACATATCATTTTACTTTTTATTTAATTATTTCTTCCTAGCTCGCCTTCTTCTAC